CTAATCCTGTTTTATCTCCATTAGCAAACCAAGAAAGGGACTGGGCCTCCGCCGGTTCTACACCCAATTTTTTAGCAACATTTTTATATATGTCAGAAAAAACTGCGTACTCTGTTTGAACAGATTTACCATTAATTTTTTGGCTCGCAAGTCTATCAGAAATCATATTTGAAACATCCAAAGAAGAGGGGTCTGCTTCATACTGCGCTCTAAGTTCTTTTGTTTGAGATGCGTTTCTGCCTCCTATAAAATCGATAGGAACAGAGCCGGGTTCTATTTCGTTCATAGCATCAAACACCGCTCTAATCGCATGAGTATCGGCAGTCACACCAGAAAAGTTTCCAGAAACATTCTCAACAAATGTTGCGGGTTTTGGGTTGGTGTTAAAATTGAAACCACCAGATGCGGCGTCATCTACAAGCTGTTGATGAATACCTCCGGGGCCAATCATCATTGGATAGCCCTTTTCATTTAGGCCGCCGCTACCAACTCCGACAATATCACTGAGTTGAAGTCCAGCTTTTTGTTTGGCTGTAACTAGGGTTGCACTTCTTACATTTGCATCTGTTTTAGTTCTAGGACTTGTTGCAGCATAATTTTCGGCAAATTTTCTGAGTTGTTTTCTAGCAGTTTCTTCGGGTATTCCTAATGACATTGCTTTGTCTATGATGGGTCCAGTGTGGTAGAAATATTGAACATTGGTGCCAACAAAGGGTTTAGCTCTTTCTGCTAAAACTTCAGCTATCTGTTCAGACATCTCAATTACTTTTGCCGCTCTATTGAATTTAGGAAGTGTTTTTCCTTCGGGCGCTCTTGGAACCGGCACCTCTTTTTGCTCTGCTGTTATTTTCAAATAATCTAAATCAAAGAAATCATCATCTTGTCGGGGCTGAACCCGCTGTGCCATTGGCAATTCCATCTGTGTTGCTCTTGCATCTAAAACTGTTTTCAGTTCCTCGGTAGATGGCTTGACGCTTTTACCAAACTTTAAAATTGCATCATCAATCATGGCCGTAGGGTCTACGCCGGATGTCAGGGTCGTTGAGCCTTGACGTTCAGCAACACGGGCAGGGGCTCCGGCGGCGTAATTTCTTAAACCTCTAGCAACACTTTCTATAACCGCTCCACCACCAGCACCCAATCGCTCACCTAAAACCGCGCCCGTAACCCCTGATATAGCAGCTCCAGTAGGGTCTATTGCATCTTGTACATCAGCGGCAACAGCAACATTTTGTCGTGCCAAATCATCAGCCGCCGCAAATACTGCTCCTTCAGCTCCTAGTGCAACAGATGCTTTTGTTGGCTTGCTAATAACAATTTCTTTAAGCAAATCTTTGAACGCCATTTTGGTCAGTTTTTGCCCAGCCATTTTACCAGCCGTGCCAATGCCAAATGTAGCTAACCCAAGCCAATTGAATGGGTCTGTTGCCATATTCAACGCAGCTCTTCCAAATCCACTGGCTGTTATGCCATCACGGTCACCAGTCTCTAGGAGGTAATACATAGCTTTGTGGACAGGGGTGGGTGCTCCCGATAATTTAACTGTGTTTACTGCCATAGCGCCAATATTGTTTTCAAAGGATGATATAAACCGGACGCCATAGTTTGCATAATCATCACTAGTCATTTCAGCCTCTTGATCAGGCTTTAAATAATCATGCAATATTTTACTGGCAGTGGCCCAGTATGGGTCATCTAACTGACTGCCTTCAGGCTTTTTTTGTATTTCTGTTAGAGTCTCTGGTTTAAATAAACTGTCTGGCAAAGGTCTAAACAAACCTCTGTTTAAATCGTAAGCGTCTCCCATCTCACTATTAGGTTCTACTCCCTGTGGGTACTCCCCCCAAGGCAGTGGTATTTCACCGAGCCCCTCTTTAACCTCACCACTTATAGGATGACGAAATACAAAAGATTGCCGGGACAATTTAGCATTGTGGCCTTCCATAAAGATTTTTTCAAATTCATCCTGCATTTAAAACCCCGGAGCTGGTGTGCCTTCTTCTGCTAATTCGTCAGCTAAATCTAACAAATCCTGAAAAAATGTAATATCTTCCTGATTACCGCTAGACACAGCAGCATTTAGTTTTTGTTCTACGCCTTGTCTTGTATAAACTTCTAATCTACTTAAAGCTTCTTGTGTCCAATTTTCTTGTTTGCCTTGTGTCAACTCTTCATAATTGTCATCCAGCCATTCAAAAGGGTCAAAATCTCTGCCGCCCTCTGGTGCGTTTCTTAGTGCTTTACGCATAGCTAATTCAACTTCGTTTAAGGTGTTGAACCTCCAGTTATTCAACAAACTTTTATCTGCTACTATCCCAGAGGGAACCTTCAATTTTTTTCTTATTTCTAGAACCGCGTCATTAAAACGACTGTCTTGTCTTGCTCTAACTTTATCGGTATAGGTAAGCCAGTCTCCATAACTTAATTTTTGCTTTAGAAGCAGCATATCCAGTTTAGATAGAGTAAGTGTGATATCCATATTGTTGAGCTGTGTGTCTATTGTTGTTCTCACCGCTTCATTTGTAGCCGGAGCAAAAGCAAAACCACTGCCATTAGTAGGCAAGAGCATATTCATTTCATTTGCCTTAGAGGCATCTAAAGGGGTCATGTCAGTTATTGCTTTTTGCATTTGATTAATTGCTTTAACTGGTTCTTGTCTTGCAAGTAAAAGCGCCAAACTAAAATTTTGCTCTACATCTTTTATAGCATCTTGTCTTCTGGCCTCTGCCAATTTTCTTAATTCATCCTCGTCACCAATACTGGCAAGCCAAGCAGTTCTTGCTTCTGATATGGCTTTTGCTCTCTGTTCTCCTGATAGTGTATTAAGTGCTGCTTTAATATTATCCGGTAAATTTTTGTTATTATTTTGTATTCTTAAATAAGTATTGTACTTATCTTTGCTGTCTACAACCATATTTACTATTACATTTTCAGCAGCAGCGGTAACTATTGAATCAAAATCATTAGCTAAAGTTTCAATATCAGATTTACTGTAATCATAGCTAATCGCATCGGTAAGAACTTTAGTTTTTATTTGTGCAAGCACTTCCGTAGTTGGCGCAGGCGCAGATATATCACTGCCATCTATTGGAGATTTTATCTTGCCACCGTCAAACATTTTAAAGACATTTTCTTTAGTTAATTCATAGGAGGCCTGAAACTCCGCTTTTCTCCTATCTTGGTCATCAATTAGAAATTGTTTTGCGTAGCTTTCATATTCAGCATTACCATAAATGCCCATGTTGGCACGGAACCGTCTGGCAGCGATTGGAGCAGTTTTATCGAAGGTTGCAGCATACCCAGCTATTATTGTAGCTATATCATCCTCAACATCTGATGGGGCTTTGTTTTCTGCTTTGCCTGCCAGAACTGCGTCTGTAATTTGTCTTTTTGCTAAAAGGCTGACTTGGTCATCTAATGCTTCAATTGCAGCTTTTCTTACTGCTCTTCCATATACACTAGATTTATCACCCGGAATAATTACGCTGGTATTTTGTTCTGCCGCGTCTCTTAATTGTTGCCTAGTTGGTGCATTCAGCGCACCGTACTCAGCGCCTTCAATCTGGGCCTTCTGTTCAGCCTGACGCAAAAAGTAGTTGGTCATGCTATCAAGCGACCGAGCTAAATTAGCAAACCCCTGCGCCTCAACCTTACTAGCGGCAAACTCTACTTGCGGCACCCTAAGGGCTAGTCCACCTCGTTTTAATCTTACTTGTTCAGCCATGTCAGCCTGTTTTCGTTGTCTTCATGAAATCTGGAGTGCCGAATATTTGCATACCACCCATAGCCGTCTCACCTATCCCTATAAGGGCTTGGGTCTGTGCCATCTTCTTAGCGTTCGATGCAGCAGTGCGATACTGACCAGCTTGGTATGCTGCCATCTGTTTCGCCATCGTTGCGTTATCACGGGCAATCGTGAACTGATTGACACCTTCACGCATGTTCAGCCTTGCTATTAAATCCTGGGATGAACCGCTCGCAAGGGGGTCCATATTACCAGCAGATGCTCGAGCGTTGTTTGCGGCTAGGACTTTCTCAAGATTGCTGAGCGCATTGTTTGCTTCTGTCTGGTACTCTATTGCCTGCACTCTGCCTTGCAGCTCAGTCTGCCGCGCTTGTGCGTCAAACATATTCGCTTGTGCTTTACCAGCATCCAGTGTTGCTTTTGCTTTCAGACCAGCAAAGGCCGCAACTAAGGCTATTTCTACACCACTCATTGTCCCACACTCACTTTATAATCTAAGCTCAAAACTGTAAAAAAGAGGGGTTTGCTCTGGCTGATTGTTATCTGTGCATCACGGTCATAGCCGAGAAAGCCTTGGGTTTTCTTTACGCCTGAAAAAGTCGTGACACCGCCAGCACCACTCAGAGGCAGACTTTGCAGCGGAACCTCTCGCCCGTTGATGGTGATATTCTGACTTCTGAATAAAACAGGGCTCACCTCTAATATTCTGCGCCGTTGGCTCTGAACAGCACCACTGGACAGTCTGGGCTCAAACGGCTGTGTCTTGACGGTGACAGTGTAATCCAGACCAACCTCTGCATAGCTAGTCGGTGTGCCGCCGAGCGTTACTTGCCCGGAGCTGACAGTCTGGTCTGTGTCTACGATGTCGTCTCTGATCACTTTGACTGTTTTGCCTTCGAGGTGTGACAGGCTACCGGCTGTTGCTGAACCGGGCAGGGCTTGGTCAGGAGATGCCGGACTGTTGTAATATTGGATAGCCGCATCTGTTGTGCGGTCTTCATCGAACAGCTCAACATAGTATTTTGTAGCACTGCTAACAGTTCTTTTGGTAATGACATAGATATCATCTAAATCAACGCCCACATCAAAGAAGTCACCATCTGTTGTGAAGCTCGAGGGCGCTACAATCTGTTGGGGCCGGTTTAGCATAAAGGCAGTGATAGTTCCGCCGAACCCGGTGCTAGATGCTCTATAGCCGGTTGTGTTTGTGCCATTGACTATCAGCAACAAGTCACCTTCTGTTGTATCGGTAGCAGCACGTAGAGCCATCCTTTTCGGGTCAACAATCATGTGGGAGGATAATAAGCTCACGTTGTTGGCCACATAGGACAACTCTACGTCTGAGAACAGCATTTCACGCAAAGCCTTGCCCTGACGCTGTATGAATAGGGTGCCACCCTCCGCAGACTGTGGCCGCAGTCCTACTTTGCTTCCACGGCGGGTGGCTGACTTGATTGTGATGTTAGACGGTGTAATAGGGTCTAGGTCTGCTTGCGGTACAAAGAACTCTGCCCCGGATGTAAATATCTGCAAGTCTCTGCCTGACCTGATACCATTGATTGCGTTGGCGCTATCAGTGCTTAGTGTGACCAGTATTGCATCATCGTCTAAGGCTTCAGCAGCTTTGAAGTTGAAGAAGTCGTTGACCTTAGAGCCGAACAGTGTGTTGGGGTCTGATGCACTGCCGCCAAAATACAACCGGCTTTCATGAAACGTACAGGTCCGGGGCCAGCCACGAGTGTTTGACCAAGCATCTACATAACCTGTCTCTAGCTCAAAATCGCCATTTGGTATAGCGGCGCTAGCTTCAAAAAACGGTATCTCAACAATGACCTCTACCTCAGTTGCACTGTTAAACTTTACAATCCGAGCGCGGCCAAAGCCGTTGGTTACATTTATAAACTGGTCAACATTGCCAGAAGAAAAGATGCTGTTACTAGCGGTAATAGTTACCGTGCCATCTACCGCGTCAGGTGTAATAGTTCCAGAGGGGTTTGTTGTTGTCAGGCTGTCAGCTACCTTCGGGATAGTCAGGCTGAGAGCTGATGCAGACCACGTTGTATTGGTTGCTCCTCGTACAATCTTGAACGGCGCAAAGTTCTCATGGGTTAAAATCAGTGTATCAGCGCTCTGTGTGAAATATAACTTGTTCAGGTCATAGGTGCTGACCTCATACAAAGTACCTACTGTGTAGTCCAGATAGTCATTGCCACTGCCATTGATATTGGTCAGCAAAGCCCCAGCCGCAAAAAATCTAAACCTGATGGTGGTTTGGTTGTTCACCGCTGATGCAACAATCATGAAGTTTTGCGTTGTGCTGAACTCAAACGGTATCATGGCTGAACCGTCGCTGGGATTGTCGTTGGTGATATCGAGAAGAAACTTCAGCCCCGGCCTGCGACTGAAACCACCCTGAGGCTCAAATAGGACGTTGTTTGCTACATCGACAGAACTATAATATTGCTGCAAGTCTATCCGGCCCCGGAGTAGGGGGTCTAGCTCACCAACCGTAAAACTTGACTGATATTGCTGTATCCGACTCATCTTACATCCGTTAGCAGATAATCACCTACAACAGACGGTGTCTGACCGCCTGCGTCTATGTTGGCAGCTTGTCTGAAATATCCGCCTCGCAGACCTTCGCCCGGAGTGCCAAGTGCTACTGAGCGCCAGTATTCAGATTTTTGTGTCTGGTCTGTAATGACCTCGGCTAGATGCCACGCCATCTGATAGGCTAGGAGCTGGACAAAATATGTGGGCATCCCGCCTTCGCTGACTGCCTTCTGATAATCTATGTGTATTTCTTCAGCATCTGTCATAAGCACTGCGCCGCCTGATGAGGACTGCGCTATCTCCCATTGCTTGAAGAGCTGACCTCCAGCCGCCGAGGTGGTACGTACTGCCCTCGGAACGCCGAGCAGCATGTCATTGGGAAGCAGATACTGATGTGTCCACTCATTCTGAGGTGTGACTGTATCCCGTGCTAGTTGTGTTTTTGCGATAGTAAAGGACCATGGATACATGCCCATAGTCGAAAACTTTACTTCGGTGTAAATCGTGTTGCAGGCTTGAGCACCGGGCGTTCCATCGCTGAAAGAAGAAATGGCCTCTGCACCAAGTAAGAGCAGGGCCTTGTTACAAATACTTACATCGCTATCGCCAGCGGCCATCTACACCTCCAAGGGATGAGGGGGCGGCAAGCTGCCGCCCCGCTCTCATATGTCTAATCAGAATCAGTCTGACTTATTGAGGTGCCATCGGAAATATCCACGACTCCTGATGCGTTGGACACGACAGTGTGTATTGACGATGCCAGTGTACCGCCAGTAGATGTCACCGAAATTATAACATCACCGACAGAAACATCATCAGACACGCTGTTGAAGTATCCAGCGCCATCCACAGTTCCTACAGCATCGGTGGTTGTGTAGGTAAATAACTGTGGAGCTGTGCCTTTTTTCGACTGACCACCGATTGGATTCCAACCCGCTCTTGCAAATGCCATTTGTCAGCCCTCCTATTCTTCGCAGATTACGTCAACAATCCCGTCAACATCTATCGCACCCGCGCCCATAGAGAGCATGGCTGTGATTAAGAATGATGTTTTTTCTGGGATGTAGTTGATTTCGGTTTTGGGTGCGATACCCACAGCGACACCGATTGCTGAGCGGTGGAACGCAAAGCAAGTACGGTCAGCAGTTGCCAGCGGCAAACCACCTTCGTCTCTGTCACCAACAATATGGAAGGTAAAGCCCATCATTTGATTGATTTGACCACCGACCAGAGCTTGCAGTGTCTGGAAATCGCTCGAAATCGCACGTTCATCACCGAGTAAGCCAGCCAAGTTGTTGGCATGGATTACAAAGTGACGGTCTGTTGCTGGTACGTTTTTCGCATCCAAGGCTTTCTTGGCGGCGATAATCTTACCGACATTCAGATTTGATGCTGCCGCTGAGCCCGTTGTTACCACTGTTTTTGCCACAGTTGAACCGGCTGATGCCGCATTCAGTGCGTCAATGATAATCTGGTCCTCGCGTCTACCAATGGCATTTCCAACCAACTGTGCAAGTTCCTGACGCTCATCAAAGTTAATTTTAGCTTGGTTAAACACGTCACTGTATTCTGCCGCCACAAAATCTGTTAACGAAACGGAAATTTGCGAAAATTCGCCGTTAATAGGAACGACATCCGTGGAGGGAGTGCGAACAGAGGCTGAGCCTTTGCCCACTTTAGGGAATTTTACGGTGTCCCCTACAACACCAGTCCGCGTCCGAGCAGCACCGCGAAGAACAGCCGCACCCTGATAGGCTTGGTGAACTTCTGCTTCAAATAGCTGGACGAATGCGGGTGAAAGGTTCGTTGACATTTTTCACTCCTCAATTGAACCAAAACAAAACTTTCGCCTTGTAGGTTATCGGGGAGAGCCCCGGCCTCTGGCTATGCAGTACGTCTGCACCCGTTGGATTTCTCCACGCCAGACCGGCCCTTATGGGTTATCAGTCACTTTCAGACATACACTACAAGCTGTACCTTGTAAAGACAGCAAACGCATCATCTGGTTTTTGGATACCTCTGCTCGAACCGTTTTTCGACATTTGCCTTATACCAAACAGGGTCACTTGCACGGTCATCTCTCATTAAGGCAAACATCTCGGCATCAAACTCATCCTTGCTTTGCCCTGCTTCAGAAACTTCTGCAACAGGTATCTGCGACATATCCCCGGTCATAGACCGCACTTTCTGCATCAACTTCTGACCGATAGCTGTGCCGCCCCAGACGTTGAGCTCTTCTCGTTCTTCGGCAGATATAACACCTTTTCGCTCCAAGCCATCAGCCCAGTTGATGTTTGACTTGATAATCTGGTCAGCATTTTGACCTAGTGCCTGACGCTCTTGTTCGTAGTTGGCCTCCATAGCCGCACCAGTTTCTGAGGCCAGAGTTGTTATCTGACCGGCCAGCTCATCAAACGCTGCCTGATTGACGCCATACTTCTGCGCCCATGACACATAAGCGTTGACCATAGGGTCTTCCATGTCATGCCCTGCTTCAGATAGAACAGAGGTGTCATACTCATCGGGTGCTTTATGTTTGCCTTGGCTAAACTGTTTTTGCAATTCATCGTATGATTTAACGATGTTCTCTAGGTCCGGGCCTTCCTTCTCATCCCAGAACTTCTCCGGGAACCAGTCCGGGCGTTCGTAGGTAATGTCCTCATCCTCGACCTCAGCCTGCTCGGCGTCCTCGGCGAGATGCGAGATACTCTCTTCTTCATCACTTGCCTTATCCTCAGCGAGCGCTGCTCCGGCCATCAATCCATCAGGAGCCGGTGCTTCAGCCGGTTGTTCCTGTGTTTGCTGGTTATCGTCATCCTGGCTCATTTGTCCTCCTAATCCTTTGCTCTATCTCACGCACTAAGCTGTTCTGACCTTCCCGTGCGTAACCAAAAGAAGCATCAGCTCCCGGCACCCATGCCGGTTGTTCAATGGTTATTGAGCGCAGATGCTCTAAGACTTTCTTCCCGGCCTCCGTGGTAAAACAGCGGTGAAACTGGATATCCATGTCTCGCTGTAGGTCCATGTTTTTCAGACGGATAGGTTCGCTGTCTGCGTCTACACCGTCCCAGCCGGGGTCGTTTATGCTGCGTATTTTATCTGCTTGGCTCATTACTCAATAGCCTGTTCAGGTTGTGCCATGCCCTGCGCCTGCAACTGTGCCTGCGCGGCCTGTAGTAATTCTTGCTGTATCTGCTGCCGCTCTTGCGGTGTGGTTCTCAGCTCAGCCGGTATGCCAAGCTGGTCAGCCAGATAATCACCGACGGCATCCATCCGCAATAAAGTCTGCGCTTGTGGACCTAATGCCTGCGAGACTTGCATAAACTGCATAATCTCTGAGACTTTCTCCATGTTGTTTGCCATAGCCAGAGGACTGACCGGGGTGACCTTTACCTCAAGGCCATTGACCTTTAGAGGCAGTTCAATCATTCCCATTTCATCCATCAACTCTAGTGTGCGGCGAACAATAGGGTGCATTGTTTCACTTATAAGCCTGCCGAACGCACTGCCGAGGTTTTGAGCAAGGTCAGACAGTCTGGCATTTATTTCCGTAGCAGACCGGGCGCTCATGTTATCTGGGGTCAGACCCTCATCTAGCAAGGTCTTCTTGATGTTTGCCCGTAAATCATTAGCTACAATCTGCGAGAGATTAGCATCCCCAGACCTAGGGAGAGGGGCAAGCGAAGGACCCCTTGGACCGCCGTTGGAGGAGACGCCTATTACAGCACCCGGTACGATGCTGATGGTCTGGGGATTTAGAACGCCATCATCTACAGCGGTAAATACGCCGCCAATAGAGATGCTGGCATTTTTAAGTGTGAGTTCAACAACCTTGTTCAATGTTTTAATATCTGGCAATGCAAATAATAGGGGACCTCGCCCATAGCGCTCGTTACTGGCGAGCATGTACCTGCTAATAACAAACGGAAATGACTTCAGGTTACGATGAACCAACTTGTAATCATCCTCCATCGTCATCAGGCAATAATGTATCTGGTTGTCCTCGGTATAGGTTGCCTCAAGCAGCTCGACCATTTCGGTCGGGTCTTCCTGATATTTTCTTATCATCTCTTCAGGTATTTCAGCGTCAGGCCACTCCTTGTCGATGACACGAAACGGGCGTCTGAATTTTCTGTAAACGGTGTCTACGTTGCCATTTGGCCCTTCATCAAAGGTGACATGGTAGGACGGAATAGCTGTGTATCTGATAGGGGTCAGCTCATCTCCGGGCTGTATCAACATTACAGCCGTACCGACAGCTAGGTCCAGCAGAAATTCACCCATAGCCAAGTCAAAGCCTGACTGGTTCATGATAGAGAACATGCGCTCGGAGTAGAAGTCTAGGACTTGCTGGGTTTCTATCTCGCGCTCTTTGGGTATCTCATTGCCGGGTTGCAGGCGGCACCATGCCCGTTGTGGGGGGAACAAAGATGATTGCAGGCGATTGGCAAAACGAACTGTTGAGTGGATAGCAGTGCTATCAAACACCCGCTTCATTTTATTCTGACCCGGCGTTGATTGCTCATAGTAGCCGTCATATAAATTACGCATAGGCAGGGCGTACTCATACGCTTCCTCATAAATGGCTCGCCACTGCTCTTTATGGGTCTGAGCTTTCTTGTATCGCTTTTTCAGAACTTCAGTAGAGAGCTCCATCAATCCCCAACTTTCTTTTGTGTTTCAGCATGAGCCTGAGAGAATGACTTTCCCTGCTTCATCAGGTTGGTCATCATCCGCATATGGCGCGGTGTATGATGTTTTTTATGTTTTTTCATCGTTGCCTTTTGGCGTTTGGTGAGCTCAGCCATATCAACCCTTCTTGTGACGGTTAGCAAAATTTCTAGCAGCTTCTACTGACCCGAAGCCCCACGCTTTCAAAGCCAGAGCCTTTCTGGTAGGCCGACCCTTTTCATCCTTCATTGGTCCTTTCATGCCAGCAAAACGTGCAGCAAAAGATACGCGGCGAGGACTTGAGCCGCTAGAAATAGGACGCTTGAGGTCCGCACCCTCCGTTTTCTTAAAATGCTTTCTGCCAGCCTCATTCAATCCCCCTTTAGGGTTTTGAAATCGTTTCGCGACCATTTAGCTAGTCTTCTTCTTCCCGTACTTCTTCATCGCTGCTTTTCGCATCTTGTTTGTTTTGCTGTCCATCTTCTTGGACATCTTGCTCTTGGCTCCTTTGGCTCCGTACATAATCAGCCTCCGTATGTTTCGGGTTGCGCCTATAGGTTCGCATGTTAGCCTCGCGGATTACGTCCAGCGCCCAGCGTACTGCTTAATTCAACATCACGACCTCGAGCTTCCGCACCATAAACGCCGGGTGCCATTAACATCCGTCTGCCGCCGGTACGCCGTGCAGCGCCTCTGGCCGCAAGCCTTCGCCGGGTCGAGGCTTCATCACGTTTGTTTTTCTCTTCCTGACGCCGCAGATTTTCATCAATTGATGGGTCAGGAGGAGGGGGAGCCTTTGGTCTAGAAAAAATACCGCCCATTAGAACATCCTTGAATACATCCAGTAATCAGAACCATCGGGGCCGTAACGCCTCAACAATCCTTCACGCTCAAAGTAACACCTCTGCGCCCATCGGTCAGCCCGCACATTTAGCGTACAAACAGTAAACTGTAGCCTTTTTATTTGCATTTTGTTTGCTGCATGCTCAAAAAAACGTAAGGCAGCACGGTGCATGGCGATTGTTTTGCGGTCTATTTTTGCAGAGGGTATGAGCCATGCTTCACCAACTCCGGGCCACAGCTCCCAG